AAGTTTAATGATGTAAGTGTTGCTGTGGGTGCTGTCAAATTATCTTTGCTAGTATCTCTTACTAATGCTAGATTGTAGTAATACCCTGCAGTTATACCATCTGCGGCAACGATTGAAGCAAGTACGTCTGCTATTGTAGTTACAGCATCATCGGCATATGCAAAGATTGTGATTAATCCTGTTAAGCCTTTGACTGGTACATTGATGGCTGCCATTATCTTGGATATCCTTTGAAACCTTCGATAGGACTTTTTGAATTAGTAGTCGGGAGTTCAGTAGATCGTAGATCACCGTCATTCAAGTCTTCCCATTCAGAGCCTACTGCTTTGTATGCGGCTTTTAACATGTTTGCTTCTATTTCTGTGTAAGGGAATGCCAAGTTGCTTGTACCAGACCAACTTTCTGAATCTAAGTCTATATTTTCACCTGATGCTCCGTTTGCTTGAGCAAGAGCCATCATTACACGATTGAGTTCGTAGACTCTATCTCTACCGTCTACGTCTTGGAACTTGTGTGCGCCACGAGTAGCATAACGTTGACGTTTAGACATTTTGCCGGGTGCATTGTCTTCGGTAATAAATTCTGTTGCTCTCATTATGGAGTTTCTTCAGTTGTAAGTTCTTTGTCTAATTCTGTTGACATAATTGAATTTGCAACATATCCATCTAATGCAATAGGTAACCCATCAGGTGCCGCGCCGGCAAATGAAATCTGTGATGTTATGAAATGTGATATAGATTGACTTGTTACATTTGATGTGTCTGGTGAGAATAAAATTCTTACATTGCCACCATTGACATCCATATCATATTGTCCAAGAACGTCTCCCCAACCAGTTGAGCCTGAGCCTGTAAACTTGATGTTTGCTAAGTTTGAACTAATCTGTGAAAAGAGTTCGACATTTTGTTGATCGACTGTTCCTGGGTCTGCACTTTTGATTTGAAAATTGCCCATAGTAAATGTATTAGCAGTTGTTTCAAAGATAACTTGATTTGCTACATTACCCACAGTATATACAGTTTCTGTTGATATTGATGTTGAGAATAAATTAGCAAAGTTGTTGTTAATTTTGCCAAAGGCAACTCTTAACGGATCACCTTGTCCGTCATTTGGTAATGCACCAATAATTACTATTTCTTGTGTAGCCATATGTTTGTCCCAGTCTTATATTGTATTTATGCGATTGGGTAAGTAAGTAATGTTATTCTTTTGGTGGAGTGGCTTTCATATTTTCTCTGGCCAATCCATTCATCTTCTCAAAACTTCTCATACCACCTAGACCTAACATTGATAATGTAAGAGTCATTAGACCTTCAGTCTGTATTACTGGAAGTACGACTTCTGCTCCACTGATTACAACGACCCAATTGGCAATTGGTGCTAGTACATAAGACCATGCTAAACCAAATGCACATATCCACATGATTGCAGGTCTTGCCCCTGCTACAAAAATGCTTGGGTGCTTTGCTTGTTCTAAGTTGATTTGATTTTGTTGTAAGTTTGCGTTGTGCAAGACCATTTTGAGTTCATGCTCAAACTCAGCCTTCTTATCCTTATCTACAACAAACTTGTCGAGTAAAGGTGCCGCTAAACCAATTACTGAATCGATAATTGCTAATCCCATATACGTATCTCCTAATATATACTAGTATTTAGTATTAAGGAGCGTAATATGTACACACTGCGTTGGCAACTGTTTCTATTTCAGCATCAGTAAGTTCAGGATACATAGGTAAACTGAGTAATGATCGTGTAAGCATTGTACTTGTAGACATCAGATCAGGCTTTACCATGTCATCAGCAATTGGCAATTCAGAAAGTGGTATCTTATAATGTATCTTAGTTTCTATATCTTTTCGGTCTAACCATTTAACTAAATCATCACGTTCAGTGCTTGTATACAAAACAAATTTTGAATCAGCATGAGTCTCAAAGCCTTTACTTAGACATCTTAATGGTTCAATATGTGAAAATCTTTCTATGTAGTATTGTCTAATTTGTTTTCTGCGTTCTTGCCATTCATCAATGTAGTTTGTTCTGACCATCAGATGAGAACAATCTATTTCACTCATCTTAGAGTTAGTACCAGAATAGAAATGATGAGGCTTGCCGTTGTCTCTCCATTGATTAGCAAAATCATATAGTGCTTGATTGTTAGTGACGATGGCGCCACCGTTGCCTGAAGCATTTAGATTCTTAGTAGGGTCAAAACTAATTGCCATTGCTGTGCCGATGTTGCCATCTGCGATCAACCAATGTTGTGCTCCGTCTACGATAGCAATGTTATTATTCAGAACACCGACACCATTGTCACTCTCTACTGCGACAGTTGGTGCACCAAAGAGTCCTACATGACATTCAATCTTTTGTAGTTCGTCTTCTTCTTGTGGTAACAGAAGACCGTTTCTATCAGTGTCTGCTAGTTCTACTTTCAACCCAGCACTTAGAAACGCATTCATTGTTGCAGGGTATGTTAGATTAGGAACTCTGATTGTTCGATATGTTTCTTTATCGTATTCCCATTCAGCATAAGGGTCTTGGTCTGGAGAAGTGTCTCGTTCGTAACGAGCAATGATCTCTAATGCTTGTGTACCACTATGACATAGTATGACATAATGAGCCTTAGTCTTTACTGATAACCAATCTTTGAATTTCTGTGCGTATATACCATCGTTAAGATTACCACTAGACAATACTGTATCAGTAGCGCCGAGCAATTCGTCTTTAAGATTTGCATATTGACGGTCTAATCCAAAGTGCTTAATCATAACAGGAACTATTTCTTCTTTGTTTTTGTTTTTGCTTTTGCTTTAGGCTTAGATAACTTAACCGGAGTAACTTTGATTTCTTCCTTCTTTTTAGGTTTAGGATTTAATTGCTCTTGCCAATAATTAGAGTCTCTTAACCAATCATAGTATATTTTGAAACCTTCTTCAATATCTATTGTTGGATTAAAGTCAAAGTCTTTCTGTGCTTTTGCAATACTCAACGCACCACGAGTTGGGAAGTTTTTATCTTTTTGTTTTACGTCAATGTTACCTTTACCAACAATCTTTTTGACTGTGGTTGCGGCATCATAAAGTGTAACACCTTTTGAACGTGTTAGATTATATGTTTCATTCTTTGCCTTAGATGACATAGTAGCATCTACAATGCCTTTTGCTACATCACTAACAAATGTAAAGTCTAACTTCTCCATCTTACCGTTAACTGTTAAGTTATCACCTTTAATAGAACTTAGTAGGAATTTAGAGACTACTCTGTCATCTACATCTACTGGACCATAGACAGCACTCGGACGAATGATAGTATGATCTAATCCGTATTGTCTAGTGTAATCTTTAACTAACAGTTCGCCAGCATACTTCATTATGGCATATTGACCTAAAGGGTTACATACTGTATCTTCAGTTACATTGTCTTTAAAATCACCATAGACCATGGATGAACTGATGTAAGTGAATCTATTAACTTTGTGTTTGCTACTCAGTTCTAGTAAATTAAGTAGTCCCTCACTCATTACTTGTGAACCTGCTGTTGGATTGAGATTAACGACTTTCTGTCTAGGGAAACTAGCAAGATGAATAACAGCATCAAAGTTTTCTGCCGCAAATAAAGTATCTAACTCTGGATTACCGACATCAACTGTATAGATGTTTAATGAATTTGATTCAGTGATTCTATTTGCAATACTATAGAATCTTTCTTTCATAATATAATCAAGTTCATCTTTTGGAATAATACCATAATCAGTCTTAGTATCTAAAATAGCGATGTCACAACCATCGTTGATCAATTGAACTACTACGTTATAACCGATAAAACCTAATCCACCAGTAACTAAAATTTTAGGTCTTTTGATTGGTTCTTTTGTTTTCTTCCTAGATGGCATAATATTTCTCTTGTTTGTTATTGGGGGTTATAGTTAATCAAATTCATAGCATGTTCTTTATTTGCAATAAGTTTCCAATCAGGAAACTTATCTCCATCAAAGTATTCACCATACTTTTTAGTGTCAATACAATCTGTCATCCAATCTGATATGATTCTATTATTGTCAGGTGATAAATGACATGTACGAATATCAATAAATCCTTCTGTTTTAGAAAACATTTTTATTGTACCTATTAATTGGCCGTCGATTTCTAATTGTTCTCTATGTGATAAATTGTCTAATCCTGTAATACAGGGAAAATCAGTAGTGTGAATGTCATAGTTGTGGTCGAAGGGAATAACAGCAATAAGATATTTGTTGTTTTCTTTACAAAGTTTAACTATGTCTTTGTAAATTGAAGTGTTAATATAATCATTGAGGTCATCAGGAAACAATTCCCAAAAATAAGGGTTCACAACATTAAGAAAAGCAGATTTAGATTCTTCTACATAACCTATATTCCATTGAGAACCGTCTAAATGCTTAGGTAAATATGGCCATCTGTTATTACTAGTAAAAGAAAATATAATAACATCATAGTTTTTATAATGTTCTAAGAAAAGATTTCTGGACCACCACACTGAAGTTCCAGATCGTCCATGAAAGGTTACATCTTTGTAGTTATCTTTAAGCATATGTGGCCACCCAGAACTATTATAAGTCTGTGGGTTGCCATCAGCATAACTATCTCCAAATATACCTATTTTCATTATGTAGTTTGTATATCTTCTATAAGCGGAAATATCTCAGCAATGACTTTCGCAATAGCATGTGCAATGTCCATATGTTCTTGCTGAGTTCCGTTTGCTCCACGAAGTTCGATATAATGTACCCAACTTCTTAGTGTACCATTCATGTACATGCGACTGACTGTATTGCCTTCTGGAAGTACTGCTCTTGCTTGTTCTTTAGCAATGCCTTTGCTTACAGCCCAATTGTATGCTTCTAGTGAAGCATCTATAACTCGTTGTTGCTTGTTTTTCCATTCACCTTGAAGTACTGCATGTCCATCCATCTCAGGATCAAGTTCAATACTGTTTTGCCTATTAACAGGATCTTGTAATCGTGCATCTCTAATTTCAAAAGATAAATCTTGCGTTGGATCTGCGTATCGTTGACTGAACTCTTGGAAAGAGAATGACCTATGACGGAGAATTTGTCGTGCTATGTCTCTCGTTGTTTCAATCTCAATACACGCAGATACCATTTCAAGTGGTGACCAATGTTTGTGCTTGATCAAATATTTGACAAGTTTTTCATTGGTTGTAGTGTTGGCTTGATTTTCAGGATTACTTACCCTAGCACAATATGCAATTAAGTCTAATGTACTCGGACCATCATCTAAATCTGTTTTTGGTGCTTGACTGTGACTAATTAATTTTGCTTTCATGTTATTATAATCCTGATAACAATTTGTCAGTTTCGGGTTGAACTGCATCAGCAATTCGTTCTATATTAAGAATAAAATCAATACTTAATATATCTTCCTCATGTTCTTCTAGTTGTTTACCGACAATCATCTCTACTGTTTCAGTATCAAGTCCTTGACGTAAAAACTTTTCAATATTAATTGTTTTTTGTTTTCGTCCTTCTAAACGCAAAACAAGTTTTTGTAAAAACTCTACAGGGATTCGATGTTTTTCAACATCTTCTAGGAGTCGTTCCCAGTCTTGTATCGAACGGGATTTATCTGCCACGGGAAACTCCTTTTAATTAAGCCTTTTTA